GTATGGTAGATAAGTTCATAGGCGACGCATGCATGGCCATATTCAATTCCCCCCTAATGATTGATGAACATGAAAAACGTGCTGTCGCCTGTGGCCGAGATATGCGTACAGCAATAAAAATGTTGCAAAAAGATTTATCTGAACCAATTGCTATTGGTATTGGTATAAATACCGGAGAAGCAGTAATTGGTAATATGGGGAGTAGCACAAGATTTGACTATTCAGCAATAGGAGATGCTGTAAATGTAGCAGCACGATTAGAAAGTGCTACTAAAGGAGCAGGTGTAGATATGCTTATAGGGGAAACTACTGCAGATAAAGTTGAAGATGTATCTTATGTAGGATCTATTGTAGTAAAAGGAAAAGAACAACCTTTAAAAGTGTATACTATATAGATGCCACGTAACTATAAAAAAGAATATAAAAATTACCAAGGCACAGCTGAGCAAAAAAAACGCCGTGCTATGAGAAACAAAGTTAGACGTATGATGTTGCGTAAAGGAAAAGTTAAAAAAGGAGATGGCAAAGATGTGCATCACAAAGATGGAAATCCTTTAAATGCTAAAAGTTCTAACTTAAAAATAGTAAAACGATCAAAAAACCGTTCTTTCCCTCGAAATCGTAAAGCTGGCAAAAAATGACCTCACAGTATTTATTCTAATGCGTTTTAAGCACATGGTCCTTGTGCTGACATCAAAAATACCTAAAATGCAACAGAGAGCGTCTCCGTGGCTTCTACACTACTTTAGTCTTTTTTAAGGTTTTAATTAACCTGTTTAAGTACCATTCTGCCTTTTTAAGGTCTTCTATCCCTTTTTTAGCTTCATATCGCCACATATACTTTTGTATATTACCTTTTAGATAACCTTTAAAGGCTTCTGGTGTCATACTAGCTTCTATTGCGTCTATACACTCTATGCCTCCCATGTTGTAATGTGGGGGTGAGTTAACCATGTCTGTCATTTTTTTCTCCTGGTAATTTGTAATCCATAAGTTCTTTTATTTTTTTATTTAATGTATCTACTGCTTTTTTTACTTCTGGGTTTTCATGATAGAGTTTGTCAAAAGCAAATAGTAATTTTTGTTTATCATTGTGATTCATTATTTTTCTCCAAACAAAATTTAGATAAGGCAGATATAAAGTTCTTAAATGGAACTGCGTGCATGTTAAATGTTTCAACTGTAAATTCTTGTAAATCAAAATCTTCTATAACGTACACCTGATCTTGGCAGGCAAATACTACATACACGAAAATGTTATTAAGTTTTTGTAGTTTTAACCAGTTACGTTGTTGTTGGGATAAGTTTAATTTTATTTTAGAGTTTTGTTTTTTAGGTAAAGAATCTTTGTATTTATATTCTACAAAACAGTGACCTTGTATACCAGAATAGAAAGCGTCAGGAACACCTCCATGGTAGGGATCGTTTATCTTCCAATGATAAACTTCTTTTGGTAAGTGCTTATGCACTTTATTTATGAACTCCTTTTCACGCACCCAAGGAGTATAGCATATGCTTGGTGTGGTAGTAAGCGCATTTAGCAAGGAGTCCCTTGTACGGAGACACTTACTACCTTTTGGCTATCCCTCACCAAGCAAAGAGATATAAATTCCCTCCATACAAGGGACAATTAGGTAATCGGGCATGCGACCCAATATGTCGCACCCCGATTGCACGAAAGTTAACTGACGTTGTTAACAAACGTATTGTTATAGAAAGTTTCTACTTTTTCGTAGGCTTCTTTCTTTAGCCAGCCAACAGGTTCAATGTCGATATTGACCCAAGTACCTTTAGCATTGCTTTGTGGTACTGAAGACATTCTCCACATATAAGAGAACCTATTTACTTTTCCCCCTAGTTTTAGTAACTGGACATTCCAGTCTCTAGAAACTTTGAGCTTTGAAGATGCACAATCAAACAAGAAAGGTATATCAGATACTTCTTGCGATTCTTCATCTAAACGCAATAAAGTGTGTATATGCGTTTGAGTGATATCGTGCTTATCTCCATCAAGACTGTTGTCTTCAAGATATTTTTCAGCTTCTTGTCTAGTTGGAAAATTACCTACTAGTCCTCCACCTTCAGTTCTCTTTCTCCAGACAACATACTCTTCTTTAAAATGAGTATTAACTACAATAAGAGATGAACCGTAGTTTTCACCAGTTACAGTGTTTATGAAGTCGCCTTCTTTAGCGCCATCAATATATTCACTGTGGTTTGGATCTACTTCGTTATTCATCTTTTGAAGTAATTTTACTCTAGGCACTGATATGTGATCAGAAGTCACATTTTCATTACCCATACCTGATCCCTCTTGAATGTGAGCGGGCATCTTGCTCGTTACTATACTAATATCGTTTGACATCGTTATTCCTCCTTCGTCATTCGTTATTGGTTATTATTATGTTGACCTGTAATTAATACGTGTCAACTCTCTATTTGTAACTCCAGGTACATCCGCACCTAGTGATACTTTTTCTCTGTATGCAGTAGCAGATACACGCCTATGCAACAACTCAAACTCACCAGTTTTAGCTACATGTTGCTGTAGTGCATCCCAATCTTCTACATCAGGGACAATCTCATTTTTAAGTGAGACTGTTCGACCACCATTAGAAATTTTATCGAGGCCTTCCTCAGTCATTCTAATTGCGATCTGACCCTCAAGCTCACGCTTAAGTGTGTTCAGTTCTTTTTCTTGTGCTTGTAGGTCTTTAATACCATCTCGCACTGTGCCGTATTCGGCTAATAAGTCATTTAGTTTCTTTGCCATGTTTTACCTCCTGTAAGATATGTAGCAAGTTTTCCATTCGCCCTAGTTTAGTGTTTAACTTTTGATATACTTCGGGCTCCCAAGTATTCTTAGCTTGTATAAGTATAGTTTCGGTCTTTTGTGTTTGACCTGCTCTATATATACGTTGGTTAAATTGTTGATAATGTTCTGCGTTGTACGTGGGTGAACACCAGATCACAGTATTAGCACGAGTAAGTGTAAGTCCATGAGATGCTGATTGCGGATGACATAGTAACATTTGTATTTGTCCAGCTTGAAAACGTTCAACTATATGTTTACGTTTTTCAGCTTTTATTGAACCATCAATAACTGCGTAACTAACGTTTTGTTTTTCTGCTAATGCAACTAAAGCATCACGTTCATGTCGCCAATTAAACGCTACTAAAGAGTGCGCACGTTGTTCTACCAAAGTCATAACTATGTCGTATCTTTCTTGGTGTATAAATTGTACAAGACTGTCTTCGTCATACACTGCACCTGTTACGAGTTGTAATAACTTTTTGACACGAGCACCTGCATGTACAGCGTTAACTGTGCCTGATTTTGTATACAACACAGAATCTTTAGCAAATAAATCGTATTGTTTTTGAACTTGTGGTGTAAGTTTAGTGTTGATTGTTCGTGTTATGTTGTCAGGTAGATCTATGCATTCTGATAAACCGTATCGTATTGTAATATCAGATAATAAATTAGCTACTGCATCTTCTGCTCCAGGCTTGTCTATCCATTCGTTAGCAAAACCATTGAATCGTGGTGTACATACTTGATGACGAAAAGAATAAAACCGAGCACCTAGTCGTTGGCCATCATCGACTAGGTATGCTGGGTGCCAAATATCTAGAATAGTATTACTATTAGGAGTACCAGACATGGCAATCCTATTAGTAAAATGTGTGATAATATCTTTGAGGTTTTTACTACGTTTAGATGTTCTATTTTTGAAAGCTGTAAACTCGTCAATAACGATTGTATTGAACTGCTTACAGTATTGTGTATTTTTGCGTAAAAAGTTAACAGCTTCGAAGTTAGTGATGACCATATCAAGATCATCTTGTTTAAATATTTTTTCCCTATTTTTAGCATAAGCTACTCCATATTTTATATTAGGTTGAAACTTATGTATGTCTTCAACCCAGGCTGCTTCTAATATTGAAAGCGGCGCTAAGACTAATGTCTTGCCCCCAAGTATAGCATGTGCATCTAAGACTGCACGTGTTTTACCTGTACCTGGGTCTGAAGTTATTAAACATTGTGGATTTGCTACTATGAAATCAGTAGTCTTTTTTTGATGGCCATAAGCCACAGGTATATCGTTCATCGTTACTCCTTATTCGTTCTTTGTTATTCGTTAATTTTATTATATCACGTTTGTGACCATTCACAAATTGGATACTCACCTTTTCCATATGAACACCATTTACAATTGTAATTGCTAGGGTTTGGTGGAAACTTAGTTGCAGTAGTCATAGTTACTGCTCTGTCGTGTAGTTTGGGCATGAAGATCATTGCTTCGTCTCTTGTATACACTTGTTCTAAAGTTGTGCCATGATCGAGATACCATATCTCAGTCTTAGCTATTTCTAGTTCTGGGAAACGAAAAAAACTACCAATAGCATATATAAGTGCTTGTTGGCTGTGTGATATTTCGTTTCCATATGCTTTACCTGTTTTATAATCTATAACGCGTGCTGATGTTTCTGATTCGTGTACGAACGCATCTAGTTTGATGCGCCCCCACGTGTCAGGTGCTAGCCAGCCAGTTGCTTCCCACGCACGTGTAAAGCCCCATTCGCCTTCAGTTTCTACTTTTGCTTCTGCGTATAGTTCACGTAACTCTTTGAATTGCTTTTCAAATTTACGTAAAGAGTCAGGTAGTTCACCAAGTTGGCCTATTACATATTGTTCTGCTTCATCGTGTATAACAGTGCCACGTGCAGCAGCTGGACCATAGTCTTCTTGGATTTTTTTAACTTTTGCTATGTAAGATCTATAGTTACATTGTTCAAAAGTTTTTAAAGTAGAATAAGACCAAGCAGGGATATATCCCAGTTCTAAGTCTTCCGTGACTTCAATCGTTGAGATTAAGTCTGGACGTGTAGGTTGTTTCGTCTCCATTGAGTAATCCTAAGTCCCTTTCATCAAAATGTTCTTTTATTATTTCTTCACGAACATTATTGTCTATTTTCCATGCCAATACAACTCCTCTGGGTATACCAGCTGCACGGTCTTTACTAACACGTTTACGCGCTGTTTTAATACTTAATCTAGACATACGTTTAGAAAACTCTCGTTGAGAAATTGTATTACGGCTGTCAGTAAGTGCATCATAAACAACTTTAAAATGAGCAAGAGGTATTACTTGTTCTTGTTGTGAATTTGCTAACCAGTCTTTTACGTATCTTTGTGCCGTGCTAATACCACCAGCGTCAAAAGTATTTGTAAGAGGTATATCTAATACATCTGTAAAATATTCTAAATTGCGAGTATAGACATAGATACTTCTTTCATTTCTTTCTTTGCGTCATTTTCTAGTGCTGTATGAGCCATTCGTGCATCGACTTTGAATTTGTCAAGTATTCCTGACACGATATATAATTCGTGTTCTAATTGATCTAGCTGGTCTAGTAAGTCTGGATGAGCTATTTCTAGTTTTGTTTCTTGTCTAGGTGCTACATTATATCTTCTGTCGCTGTCTTCTATTTTGACTGCATCTGCTCTGTTAGTTAGAAATATAAAGTTCGTGTAAGACGGCAGCTCGATCTGATTAGTACGCATGGCTCTGATTGTTAAAGTTGGTTCTGTAATCTGATGCTTTAACTTGTCAGCCATTTTACCTACAGAACCTGAATCTGCCATACGAAATTCATCTACTATAAGAAACAATGCTGTTCTCATATACAAGTTGAATTGTTCTTCTATATTTTCTAAAGAACGCATTGGTGTTTGTTGTTCACCAAATAGTGGTTTTAATATTTTGTGTGTAAACAAACCTTTACCAGTGCCAGGCACGCCCGTAAATATCCAAGCTGTCATGGCTTTGCGTTTGTTTTGATATATGTAAGCTAACCAGTTTATGAAATGTTCAAACTCAGGTTTACCATTACCTAATATATGCATTACAAGTTTGTAAAAATTAGGTGCAACATTTTTGATTTGTATGGCTTCACCATATGAAAATTCTTTTACATTTTGTTCGGGTTTCATCATGTAAGAAGTCTTTCTAAATAAGTTTACATAGTAAGGAACTTCTTCTAGTTGAATGCCTTTATCAGTGCTAGGATCAAAAATGACCCTGGCATCAGGAACAAAGTCCATGTTAGGACGCCCATGAGAACGTAAAAAATCATTGACTGAACTTTTATTAGTTGGTGTAAGAGGGTACTCATCATCGAATTGTTGTTTTGTTTCATCAAATACTCCATTAAAATAAGTGTCGGTAAAAAAATCACGTAACACTATAGGTTTCTTTTTAGTTTCTCCGTCTATTTTGTCAGCAAATATTTCAAAAATACTTCTGTAAAAGTCAGGATCTGCTTTTTCTATTTCCCAAATTGGTTCTCCTTTAAAGTTATACATGTAATATGGATTTGTTAACAAAAAGTAATAAGCTCCGCTATCGCCTCCATTTACATTACAGTTAACAAAAGGTTCGGACACGCGACTGATTTGGATGGTCATTTTGTCTGGGTTTTGTAATACTTCGTGCGACTCACCTGAGACGTTGACCGTGGACAGTTTACCTGTTCGTTTTGGTAAGTTGCTTTTCTTCCTTAAGTTATCTTTAATCTGCAAACCAAGAGTGTGCACTCTTTCGGGGTTAACCCCAATTAAAGACGAGGATATGGGAAGAATAGCTTGTTCACGGTCAACTTTGACAAATCTACCTTCTGGGTACGGATCTTTAACACCAGTAAACTTAGGTGGTGCTATATAAATTAATTTACTATTATCTGCAACTGACGGGTCTAATACGCAAGACAAGCTTTGGCCGTTGGCCGACAAAGTTATTTGTTCTGCAAGAAACTCGCACTCATAATTAATCATGCGAAGATAGTCTTTTAAAGTTTTTGGATGTACGGGCATGTCTAGGAGGAAAAAGAGATGCAACGACACAGTATTCTTTTTTATACCTAAAGATGCACTAGCTTGTGCTATGTAAGACACGTTATGAAATATATTAGGCAGCTGAAGTACAACACGATCAGCCATAGCCTGAATGTCTTCACTTGGAGTTGCACGTAATCCGTCTATGTCTAATACTAATAACTGCGTTGGTTCAGATCTATCTGACATAAATGCACGTGACTCATTATCAAGTGGACGTTTTAAAGTTCCTTTCAGCATACATGTGCCAAGAGCTGATTCTTTTATTAAAGTACGAAAAAGTTTGTTTAAACCTTTTTTATCTACTGTTATATCTTCTTCGTTAGAAGTAAAGTTTTTTACGAGTGGATAAGGTTTAGAACCTTCTTTTGTTATTTCTTTAACTAGTGGTTTCTTTGCTTTTAAAAATATTGTTTTCATTTAGTTTTCCTCTTTTATATATTTCTTCTCTATCTATACGCACAGAATCATCAGCCTCAAAAGCTAGTTTGCATGCTTTTTGTGATATGTTAGTTACAGTAATCGTACATATCTCTCCACCAGGCGTGTAAAGTTTTACACGATCTCCGATTTTTCTTGTTAAGATGAGATTTGATTTTTTATTTGTCATAGATTTGGCTTACGCCTCCTTCTGCATCAAGCGGTAAATCACTACACCATTCAGGAGGAGTTCGCATGATATTTAACATTTTATTCATTGTAGCATGTGAATCGATAGACGACCCAATAGCTATAATTTCGTCATGTACCTGCATTACTACCTCTACTTCTGGCATTTTTTGTATTTCCAGTATTTGGTCTGTAATAACTATTCGTGCGAGTGCCTGAATAATATTTTCTGCAAGACGCGGTCCGTAAGTTCTAATTTTACCTTTAGAAGTGTCATACAAAAATTCTCCACCAATATATTTCAACTGTGGGTAATACAAAGACATTTTGTTTGGAAGTATTAATCTATTACGTGTTACCTCCAGAGGTCCGTACTTAGTGCCGAACATGTTAGGTGACATCATATTAAATAGTAAATCTTTTGCTCGTGCCCACAAAATGGTAATGTTGGAATAGGTTGTACGATATTGTGTAACAATTTGAGCAGCAGTGCTGTCTGACACGTCAACTGAAGGAGAACCTGCTTTGAGTGTGTCTTGAAACTTTTGATGTCCCATGCCATACCCCAGCCCTAGAATCGCAGTTTTACCGACATATCTTTCTAGCGTGTTTTCTTTAGTAATCGTGCGGCCATATATTTGGGACGCAAATTCACAGTACACATCTCTACCTTGGGCAAATGCATCTAATAAATCTCCTTCTTTTGCTAGCCATGCAAGCATACGCGCTTCAATGTTAGACAAGTCAGCAATAAAGAGTTGTTGTCCTTCAGGTGCACGAATTGCTGTACGTAACTTTGAACCTCTTGGCAGGTTCTGTAAGTTGATTTTGTCCGAGCCACCAAATCTACCTGTATGTGCAGCATAGTATCGCAGTGGTATACCGAAAGTGCCGTCAGGGTTGCACGAATCAATAAACCTTTGTGCTCTAGTTTCATCAATACGTGATTTAACTACTTCTCGTGCTTCCCACAGTGCACGGTGTTCTGGATACATGTTGCACATTTGTATATATGCAGGGTCATTTTTACCAAACGCAGGTATTTGTTTGCCAGTTGTTGGGCTTTTCTTTGTTGGTATGGTTATGTCCAGATCCTCCAGGTGTGCACGAAACTTTTGTTGCGACGCAAGAACTTCTCGTGTTACTCCAGAGGCATCTATTGCTAGCATTGCACGTTCTGCCATATCTTTCTTGTATTCAAGCAACATGGGTTGGTCTAATAAAAGTTTAGGCTCAACGAACATGCGTACAGTGAGATCTATGAGATCTAGTTCACTGCACGGATATTCATTAGCATAGGCTTGAAAGAGTGCATACGTTAAATCAACATCTTGAATGCAATATGAACCAATTTGTTCATCAAGCTCAGGGTCAAGGTCTCGTATACCTTTGGCATTTACGAGTTCTTCTCCCTTACGCATTGCAGGGTCAGATGGGAATTCACGCACGACACAATCTTTCAGCCTTGCTGACATATTTGGATACAACCCTCTGCTCATTGCAGCAGTATCATAATAATACACAGGTGTATAACCAAAATGCCTAGTAAGAATAAAAGCATCAAACAGGGTGTTATGACAAACCAAAGCGGTATCGCTCCAATCTATCTGTTCCAAAATGGCAGGAGTTTCTTCCTCGTTGTACCATTCTGTTTGCCCGTCGTCGACCTTTAGTCCTACGCCCCAAACTTTAAAATCTTTATGGTTGATGTACTGTGCTGTTGACATTTTTGTCAAAGAATAATGTACATCATAATAAGTTTCGAAATCTAAATATAATTTTTGCATTACAATTCCTTGTTAATTTTATAATTAACAGTTTGTTCAAAGTCTTCTGCTAAGTTTTGAATATATTCCCATACTTTTTCTGGTGGGTAGTTTTCAAAAGGTTCCCATATTAAACATGATATATGGTAATAAATATCTTCTTCTT